ATTTCTCCACCTTATACTCAACTTCAAGTATTTTTTCAAGGTAGTGAATAGCTTTGAGTATGTCCGCACGCCCACCCTTGCTTTTGTGGCGACTAACGTACTTGATCACGTTACCCTCTAAGTAGCCCAACTGGTTTGCGATGATGTAATCCCAGGGCTCGATGTTTAGTAAATAATGATTGCCACCTACTTGTTTATCGTTAATTGTCATTTCTTATCCTTTTTTTAACAGTTTACATTCTAGTACTAAAACTCCGCACATCGAAGCGTACCTAACGTACCTACTCTTAAGAGTAGTAGTACGGTACGGTACGTTTTCTCGCCTTTGTCACAACGTACCTAGGTACGCTCAGGTACGGTACGGTACGTTTGGTACGGCTACTTTCTAGCATTTTTAAGCATCAACAACTCATTCGAGTAATCGCTGTCCACAAATATGAAACCATGAGAATGATTCTCAATAACGCCTGCGCTTAACAATTCATAAATCATCTTGCCTTTTGCAGACGGTTTACACTCCTGAGCTGCTCCTGTTTCTTTCATCGCAAGATTAGACGTCAAGTACTCCATAACCCCGCTTCTCGAAACATAAGGCAGATCATTAACCAACTCCGCCCCTGTGTGCCACCAAGCTGCTTCAATCTTGTCGGTATGCTTTTTAAGCGGGTTATCTTTCTTAATGGGTGTTTTATTTGACTGTACAAGTACCGCACTTGTTACCTGATTACCGTCTTCATCAAACCAATTTGGCAACTGAACTTGCTCTAACTCAGCGAATAAAGAGGTAGACAATTCAGCATCTTTTGACTTTCTTTGGTGTATCTCTAGTGGACTGCCATTATTAGCAGGGACAATTGACACTTCAATATCTAAAGCCCCGCGCCATGCACTTGAGCCACGCGCACGATTCTGTGCCTCTGCTGATACGCCTGTGTGGTGCACTAGTATCACCGAGCAATTAAACTCAGCCATAAGTGCCGAGCAAGCATCTAACATTGTCTTAACATCTTGTGCGCTATTCTCGTCACCCGCCAAAAAGCGGTGTAATGTATCAACCACTATGACGCGAGGCTTATTAGGTAATCGCCTAATGTGATCTAAAACCCTCTGAAACCCCGCAGGCGTGTTTAAATCGCACCCGTCTTTAGATAGCCACATATCCAACTGTTTAACGCCATGCTTGTGCTTCCAAGCCGATATACGAGCCTTTAATCCGTGATGACCCTCGCCAGCTAGGTAGACTACCCCGCCACCGCGAACTTTTTGCCCGAACCATTCTGTGGTGTTAGAAGCTATCCTTAAACACCAATCGAGTACGACAAAGGTTTTCCCGCCACCGCTTGGCCCGTGCACCATAATCAGCGCATCGGTTTGCACCCAACCCTTAATGAGCCATGAGATCGGGTCTGGTTTAGCGCAAAACTCATCTGCTGCAACTAACCAATCGTCTTTAGGTGGCTCAAGAAGCCCGAGCAAATCATGCCCTGCTTGAACATAATCATTGGCATCGCCAGATTCAGGTGGCATCACTACCCTAGCCCCATACTTGGCACTTGCCTGTTCAGCATAACGTTGTCCTACCCCAGAAGCATCATTGTCAGCAACAATAACAATGTCTTGAGTAACACCATAGCGCTTACGCATAATTTCTGTGACGGGCACTAAGTTTGATGCTGAGTAAGCAATAACGACTGGCTTGCCTGTGGCTTCACGAATAGTGGCTGCGGTAGCAAAACCCTCCGCAATATATAGTGTTTTATCCATCTCGCCTAAAACCCAGAATCGAGCACCCGTAGCGCCACCTGTGTGATACAGTTTCTTGCCATCGGCTGAGATATATTGCAGACTCGATATTTCGCCATCATCATCGTACAAAGGCACAACCAAGCGCCCATCGCCCGTTACCCTTGCGCCATGTACGCCAATCCCTTTACGTTTTAAGTAGGGGTGCTCAGGGTGAGCACCTGTGCACTCAGACCAAATGATTTCAACTGTGTTTGCTGCTTTCTCGCGTTGCACCTTAATCTCTAAGTCACGAAGTGCTTTGGCCTCTGCCATGCGCTTAATAAATGACATCTCTTCGGCTGCGGTGTATTTGCGCCCAATGTCGGCACGAAAGGAACCCTCAACCCCTGAGCGCCAGCACCCAAAACGACCCATTGGCAAGTTATCACCATAAATAACGTACCAACCTGACGAATCTTTTGACTTAGACGTTGACTTGAATCGGTGAATCTGTCCGTCAATAATAATTTCGTTAGGAGGCACAAGGTTTGCAGAGATAATCGCATCACGCAATTGGTCTTCAGGTCTAGCGGGTGGTATTTCAAGTGGTGGCGTAAACGCTCTGCCACCTAGAATGTGGGTTATGTCGGTCATAAATTAAGCCGCTTTGCGTTGATTACGCTTGCGAACATATTGGCGTATTTCTTCCGCGTGTGCAATGCAACCTGTGGCCATAATCTCGTACTCTTGCGCCCTGACTTCAAGTTCGCTATCACTTAGCTGACTTGTAGGCACTAACTCTCTTTCCCCTTCGCGCTGTACTGGGTATGCTTTTTGCAAATGCGTAAAACCATCTAATACAAGTTGACCAGAAGCGTTGTCTGCGCTAGGCTCAAACTTTGTTATACAACGTTTTACATAATCGTTTATATAGTGCTTGGCACAAATTAAATAAAAATCAACGTCACTGCCATTTACATCACTGTATTTATTCAAAACTTCATTGGTTGCCCAAGTCATATTCACAACCTGCTTTTCATCTATTTTTTGCAAAATCAGGCTTGAAATAACTGCTTGAATGTCTTTTAAGTTGGTAAGTTTCATAATCAAATCCTTGTTATAAGTTTGTCGTGAATAGAATCTATCTCTTTTATAGCCAAACGCAATCTAGCGCACTCATCTTCATCTAGTATTGATGCTGTCGCCACTATGTCATACGCATTGCAATTTTTTAAGTGACGCTCAAACAATGCAACAAAGTGCATTGCTTTATTAAACTCTTGCGGGTTGCGCCCCTTCAAATCAATAATGCTTCGCTTGCCTTGCTCTGCTAGTTTTGTGACTGTTGGCGGGTTTTCTGAATCTACTTGATGCTCAAAAGAATCTTGAGGAACTGTTGCTACTCGTAGTGCTGTCTTTCGTTGACGCTCACTCATGCCTGCTTCGGTAGCTGCTTGGGTTCTTGTAATCAACGGGTCGGTGCAGTCCCGTTGATCTGACTTTCTGTCACCTCCTTTTTGTGGCTCAATCTGTTTAAGCAATTCACCTGCCCTGCGAATGGCTCTAGCTTGTATCCTGTCTGCCATTTTTCGTAATGACTCATCATTGGCTTGCTTGGCGTAACTTGCTAACGCTTCGGCTTTGTTCGCCCAAGACTGGCACTCGTCTATCTGTGTGCACTCAGCCAATGCGTGCTGTGCTTGCTGATACATTGCAGGCAGTTTTGCGTTGGCTACTGCTGGTAATTGGCTATGGTCTATCATTTTTTTAATCCTTTTCTGCTTTTAAGTGCCCGTTAGTCTTAACTTCTAGCTCATATTGCCTAGCCTGTGGTGGGTACTCGCCCCATTGGTATATGACTTGAGGCCATATCCCTAAAGCGTCTGCAAGAGCCTTGCGACCCTCAAAATACTCTACTGCTTCCTGTGTTTTCATAATTATTTCCATTTAATTTGTCATGCTGTGTTGACATCATAACTTTAATTTGTTAAATTATCAACACTCACTAAACGGATTGTCCGACCAGTGATACAAAAGGAACTAAAAATGGCTATTAACCTAAAGTCCACAAGTGGCTTATCTGCCAATGGTGTGAAGATGCTTGTATACGGCAATGCAGGGACGGGCAAGACTTCACTTATCGCTACTTTGCCAAACCCTGTTGTGCTCTCTGCCGAAGGTGGTTTGCTGTCAATCCAAGATGCAAACCTGCCTTATGTAGAAGTGAACTCTTATGAAACTTTGATGGAAGCGTATAAGTGGTTGACTGAATCTGCCGAA